TCAGGAGATACACAATGTTGCGTGCACAAGCCCGAATCGAAGCCAAGAAGATCGTGGACAAGAAGATCATCTATTCTCGGGCGAAGCGTCCGAACCCGAACGAGCGCGTCATGGTTCGTGACCCGAAGAACAACCTGATCCTCGCACCCGACGAGGAAACCCTGATCGAAACGCTGGCCCAGCGCCTGCAACGTCAAGCTCGTGCCAAGATGCACTGACATGATCAATCAGGGGGATTCTATAGGGGCTCCACAAGTTGGGGCCCCTATAGGTATTTTCCTATAGGATACAAGGGTCCAACTAGTATGTATGCGAGGAAACCGTGGTGAGGATTATGGTTGCCAAATGGACATGGGTTGGTATGGCTTAGGGCTGGAATGGTTTGGTTGGTAAAAGCCCGCAGTACCCCAACCCCACACCAAACCGCTCAAAAGTCCTTGACAGCCTTAGTGGCGCATGACATCGCGTGCGCGCGTTCATTTATATAGACCTCGAATCCGCTAACCATTTGAGTCCTACACGTTATTGTTGTACGGGATTGTTCGCCTCGTTGATACTGCGCTTAGGTTTCTAATAAGAAAAGGCGATGAACGAGTACACCGTGGCACAGCTGCAAATGATGGGTTTGTTGGGCGAAGAAGACATCACCGTCTTGGAAGCCTGCAATCAGACGACCAACGGCGAAACGACCATTAGTGACGCCTTGCAGTGCGTACGGAAAGAGCACGCCCGGCGTGCATATCGGTACGGCTTGTACGAACAGTCGGTGTTGATGCTTAGCACCGTGATCAACAAGCTGGTTCAAAGCGTTCATCTTGCCGATGAGGGTGTTAAGATCGGTGAGCCTGTTGGTGAATTCATGCTGGTCTTCGATGACGGTGATGGCAAGATCATCACTGCGCCAATCAATATGTCCGAAGCAGAAATTAAGGACTACGCGATCATGTCTTTCGGCATAAAAGTAGACCGTGTGCGCAGAATCGAATATCTGGTGACATCGAAAGAGGCAGTGGAATACGTTGCAACGCATTAATCGGCTGCCTGCATAAAGTCCTTGCAGCCAAAACTCCGAGCGCTAACATTCACTTATCGCAATCACGCGATACAACCAACGAACGAGGGAATACAGTCATGGCAAAGAAGAACGCCCAGTCCAAGTCCGACGAGCAGCTGGCCCAAGAACTCACCCAGCACGGCGTCGATCCCGATGTCGCGACGGTCGCAGCGATCGCGGCCAATGCGCTGACCACCGCAACGACCGGCGAGAACCCCAACGACGCGGCCCAGGCGACGGGTTCGAAGCCCACCGATCGCACCCGCAGCGCGAGCACCGGAGGCAGCCGCGTGCGCATCGAGCCGGGTTCGACACCCTCCCAGGTGCTGGCCGCGCACATCACGGATCGTGACGCGCTGTACAACGCCGCAGTGCTGTCCCGGGGCGACGAGCCCAACAAGCGCACCTTCGATGCGATGGCGCAGCGTCTCGACGGTCTCGCCAAGAAGGTCGCTGAGAAGGGTGTCAACTTGCTGCGTTACCGCAGCGAGCCCGAGAAGGTGCAGGTCTACACGAGCATGGGCCTGAACGCCTTGATCGAACAGGGCGAAGCGACCTCCAAGAGCTTGACCGACCTGTTCGGTCGCAAGTACAAGCCTGGTACGGCTCGCGCGCAGTCGAACCAGCTGATGTCCCTGTTCCCGGCGTTGGGGATCGCCGAACGTTCTGGCTCGACCTTGAAGTTGAGCAAGGACTCCATGATCGTGCGCGACTTCAAGCGCGCGAGCACCAAGACTTCGGCGTAAAGCACTGCCCCTAGCCTTTCATACGAGAGGCTAGGATCGGCTGCTTTCGCCGAAACCAACGACAGGTGATTTATGGATCGAGAAAAACTGAAAGACGTGATGGCGCGGGTACATCAGCGCATGAACGCCGTGAAGAGTGCCAACGGCGGTGAGTGGCCCAAAGGCCCCATACTCACCCTCGCCCTCGCCCTCACTCTCACCAGTGAAGAGGCTGAGGCTGTGATGTCCGCCCTCGAAACTGCGGGTGAACTGTAATGGCTCGCAAGGTTTGGCGCAAGACCAAGACTCTGTTGGCTCTGCGCAATGAACTGGTCCGGATCGAACGCTCGGGAGAGTCCATCACCGGCAATGAGGCCGTTCAAGAGGCTCGTATTGCCACCATGGCCGGTACCAAGATGCGAGTGCCGGGGCTGATTCGCCGAATCGACGCCGTGTTGGCTCTCCGGGGTGAGAACCCTGCGGTCAAACGCAACGTTCGTACCGTCGAAGTTCCCTCCCGAGCGATTCGCACCCAGTCCGCGCCGATCATCGACAACGATCTGCTGTCCCGTCTGGGTAAGATCGCTCGCAAGCCCGGCGACTTCATTGCCCTTGGGGCACACGAGTGTACCGAGATTCTTCGGGCACTTCGGGGCAAGTAGAACTCCCGTGATCTTCTGCGAAACAGCCTACAAGTTCTGCTTGTAGGCTTTCGCGTGCGTGTTAGTATGAAGCTACACACAACGCAGCGAGACCGATCATGTCACGTTACATTCACCTCACGCCCTGCGAAGCGCACGCTCTGGCAGATGCGCTCGATTCCGTCACGGAGTACCGCGAACTGGAATCCATCGCCCGGGACCTGCGTAATATCGCCAATCGCATGATGGCTGCACAAGACCCGCGTGAACATGCCTACGCTGTGATGGGCGACATCGATCTGGGCATTAGCGCCCGCGTTTCTTTCTCCAACGACGCTCCAACTATCTAAGGCCAATACCATGACCATGAATACCGCCACCGAAGTGAAGTTCCCGACAGCCAACGCCAGTGAGAACCCCTACGGCGTGTACTTCCCGCACCTGGACGCCCGGCGCAACCCGAAGGCTCACCTGTTTTACGTCAAGGAGGCTGTAAAGCACTTGGCGATGCTCGACCGAATGTTGGCCAAGATTTCCAACTGCAACAACGCCAGCATGCATGGGCCGTACGCCATGCTGCTCGACGCCCGCACCATGCTGGTTAAGACCGACGCGGCATACGCAGACGCGGCCGACATGCTGCTTGCGGCTCGTGGTGATGTCGATGGCTCTTCTGAGTTGGAAGATAGCGTCGAATACGCCACTGTTGACAACCCGGAGGGTTGAGCCATGAAGAACAAGACTTTTAGCCGCATCATCATTGGCGCTCTGATCGGCACCAGCGTCGCTTCTCTTGGCATATTCTCCTATGCCGCGATCGCCAATGCGAATGATGATCGCCGTTTGGCCTTCGTTTGCTACGCCGACGGTGTGCTGGTCGAAGCGTGGGACGATATTCAGTTCGCCACGCGTCGCGAGCGCGATCCAACATGGATCATCAGAACCAAGGCTGGCATCAAGGGATATTATGTCCAGGCTCCGGGCACGTCTTGCTGGGAAGTTCGTCTCAACCGCAGCGAGGTCATCGCCGATGATATTTCGACGCTGGAAGGAGGTTGATATGAAGCACTACAAGGCGATCATCGCAATCACGGCAATCGTTGCCATCATTGGTATCGGCGTCGCTTACAAGGTCAATGCTGCTGGGCAGGCTGGTTATCTGAACTGCGCCATCGGCAACACCGTCACCATTCGCATGAACCACAAGACTTACAACCGTTACTATCCCGATTCGGGGTCTTGGGTTGTGAGCGGCAAAAACGGTGATGGCGATCAAGTGCAAGCAACGTATCGCCCTGTTGATGGTGAAACGTGCACCGTGGTGTCGTACAAGTAAGGCTGCACCCCAAAGCGCGTGCTGTGTTTGAGCTATGCTCGCACGTCGCGTGATGGGGATTTGATGCCAAACGTCAACCATAGCGTTTGGGTACAAGCGCCATATTGATCGAGTATCGTATATGTCGAACCAAAAGCACTCGTGGGTGACCTATTTACTGCGTGGATTTAGTGTCTGCGCGGCGTGTGGGTTGATCGACCTCAAAAATCGCTTGACCGAGCGCGCAAAGAACCGTGTTTGTCCTGGCGCGAATGAAGATTGACCTACAATTAACGCTTGTAGGCGTTATTTTGCCGCGCTTAGACTGATCTTGTCGCAGTGAGCGATGCCCAACGACGAACAATCATGCCTCTTTTCATCGTCACCACGCCTGTTGGCCCCAGCCAATGTCACGTAACCATCGAAGCCGAGGACGCCGAACAGGCTCGTTCGAAGGCCGCCATGCAAGCCAGCGTCTTCGAGAACCCTGCCTGTACCGTCACGCTTGCCGAGCCTGCGAATCGTGGTATCTACTTGGCTGCGCGTAGACTTGCCAATTGCGGATACTACATTGGTCCGCGTGATCCCAATCGCAATACCCACTACCCGGGCAGATACATGATCGCCGAGTACCTGGATGTTGGCACGACCGTAGACGCGAGTCGTGGTGGTTTCTGTATCGTCGGCGATGACCTCGAAGCGCTGATTGTTGATGCTTTCCAAAACTCTCCGCCCGAAGCGCGCGCTCGCTGACGGAGAGTTGATTTTATCTTCACATAAGCCTACAAATAACGTTTGTAGGCTTATGTGCTTCGCGTTATCTTAAAGCTGTCGCAAGATCGCGACGATCAACGACGAGCGCAATCATGAAGATCGATGCAGAAAACCCGCGTTATGAAGCGATGCTCGCTGCTGAACAGAATCCAGAAACGATCGTTGATGGCACTTTTTGTGTCGTCGGTCAAATCGACCTGATCGAGCTTTGGTCGTTTTCGGATGCCGAGAATATCTACTATGCCGTCAAGACGAGCACTCTCTCCAAGGGCTTCGACGAAGGCGTGTACAACCCGTCTTGCACTGCGGGCAAAGCCCCGCTTTCTGAAATTTACGCAGACAACCAAGAAACCACGTACTTCGATAACCAACTCGAAGCCCATCAGTTCTTCTGCGACTTCATCATGCAGAATCAATTAGAGGGTATGTGATGGCTACCGAAATCACTTTCTCGCAGCCCAAGACTTGGGCGACCAAGCCCAACATGGAGCGGGCTATCGCGAAGTATCCGGCTTTAAGCGAACCCCGTATTCGCTATATCGCCATGCAAACGCCGGAGGGGCGATATTACCCAATCTTCATTGGTCAAAGCGCCATCGAAGCCGGCGCTTATTTTCATTTCTGCACCGTGGGGGCGCCATGAGAGTTCAGTCCATCCATACGACATTTGGGATCATCGATACTTTCGAGTGGGATGATGAAGCTGGTGAGCGAGCCGTGGTGCTTGAAGCCACAACCGGCGATCACTTCATCACCATCGAGTTCTTCGCCGGTACGCAACAGCACGCCGAGAACCCGAACCAGTGCTTGTGCGGCTTTCTGATTGTGCGGGAAATCAATCACGTCCCTGAAACAGCCATCTTTGTTGGTGAGCGGGATGTCGCCATCGCCAAGTTCAACGAATTGTTGGCTGAAAGCATGGCGACCAATAAAGATTGGGCGACGAAGCGTGAAGCGTTGGGTGATTTTCTTCCCGACGAATAACCAAGCCAGAGCTTGGTTTTGGATCACATATGGGATGGGTAGGTACGATCACTCGCGCGCGTAGCTCATCGCAGCGATCACACACAACCATTACATAGACGCTCTAGATCGTTCCCAAAACGCTTCCCCAGCAAATCGCATACTCGCACTAGTCTTTTACAAACGACGCTTAGGGAGCGCCCCACGCAGCTACAAGTCTATATGCCCAATAGCGACCAGTTATAATGACGTGACAAGACGGAGATTCTTTAATGGCGCAAATCGATTACCGAAAACACTTGACGGGGTTTCCGATGCGGTGCGATGCCGCGGTGATTGCGCTTGCTTTGGCTCGGGTGAAGCGAAAGCCGGGTGAAAAGGGTCTTGGCGGTAATCGTGACGATCACCCGCACTTCACCGCCGCTACTGAAGTCTACCCTGCGGTCTATGATGCGGACGCTCGCGTCACGTCGGACACTCGTGAAGTGATTATGAGGGCTCGCGCACGTGTTATTCGTTACGCGCGTCAAGCGTGCACTGGACCTTGGGCTGATGAAGTAATTGCCGGCGATGTGTCGGCGCTGTTGCAAATTTATGCGGATGAAATTGCTCACTCCGCATCCAATCAAATCCTGGAAGACGAACTGCAAGAGGCGTTGGGTTATGGAACCTGGTGAAGACACGAAAGACGAGGTAAAGGCTCGCAACATGATTGCCGAATCTTTGGAGGCAATCGCAGATATCACCATGCGGGTTGACCCCGATGGTGCTGCTAAGTTCATGTCGGATCGGTGCATGCAACAGGTCGCGGACGACCCGTTGGCGATTGTTGGCGAAGCTGTCAAGCGTGCGACTGCTGATGTTGGTTATCTGGTTGGTTATCTGCCCACCGAAATCGGCAACAAGGCCCTGCAGTTGTTCAAGGTCAAGCATCCGGTCTTTGGCGACGTGATCCCTACGGCGCTCGATGAAGCTCTTGAAATGGGTCGTCAAATTGGTCAGCGCTTGATGGATGAAAAGCTGTCCAAGGCAGAACAAAAGCGCCGCGCCGAACAACTGAAAAATCTCGGTATTACTTTGCCGGAAGTTGGCGAAGAAGTCACTGCTGACGATGCCCAAAAGATTCTGGATGCTCTGCGCGCACGACAAGAAGCCGCGCTTAAAGCCGAAATGGAAAAGGCTCGTGAAACTCTGGAACTGGAAATGGAGGAAGAAAAGCGTCGCGCGGCTGAACGAGACACCAGTTTTGGAGTATGGTAATGGAAGATTTCATCCAGTTTCACTATGAACAAGCCATCGCTGGTGCACCTTATGAAGGCATCATGAATTGTCATGTACCGGGGTTGCATTCCCTGGTACTTCAAAAGTCCCCACACGGCATGATTCGAGTGTATTTCGCCGACGAGAATCATACCTTGCACATGAATGACCCGGAGCCTAGTGCTACGTACTCGCTGGCCATACATGGTCATCGTCAGAATTTGACTTTGATTGGATTGCTTGGTCGGGCCCGCAACGATCAATTCGCTCTGGTACCTGATCCGAAAGGCAAATGGCACGAACACGACTACACCTCGGCTATTATTGACGGCAAGCCGTCGATGACGCCCACGGGAAGACGGGCTGCAATGTATTTTCACAGTCAGCGCTTCATGACGCGCGAAGAGCGTATAAAATTGAGCTATCGAGATTTGCATTCGGTGTACGTTCCCGAAGGTGAACGTGCTGCGTGGATGGTAATCGAAGGCCCACCGGAATTGGACGCATCGCAGCCTTGTTGGCGCAACACGACGGACCCGGTGGAATATGAAGGCTTGTATCAACCGATGACACACGGCGACGTGCTGAATATCTTGGAGCAGATCAAATGATCACCGTGGGGCAACGCATCGTTATCGTCGCCAAGGGCTCGGCTGGCGTAGATCGAGCGGGTGTTGTTTTAGAGCGCAGTCGCGACCGTGACGGGGATTACTGGTTACGGGTAGAAGTTGAAATGGCGGGTGGATTCGTATGGGTTCGTGAAGAGGCCGTAATCGATCGGGAACTTTACACCGCCCAAGACGTCATCCGAGAATCGAATTATGGGGACTTCTAAGTACAACCCCGGTGATCGAGTGCAGTATCGGGGATTTGTCGGCTTTAGTGGTAATTGGTTGTTACCGCCATTTATTGGGGTGATCTTACAGCGGCTGCCCGAATACGAAGACCGTGAAGTGTACGAGGTCTCGCCGTTCTCGTGGGACGAAAGTGATCCCGCAATCGTGCACTACTTCAATGATAGGGCTCTCGCCGTTGATCGCGGTGACGGCAGCTGGAAATTTATGATCGAGGGTGGTGAAATGGAACTAATCACACCGCCGAGTAGCACCATCGAAAATTTGCCCGAACAGTACGGGGAATACTGATGACCGAAAATCAATTTCAGGTCGATCAGACCGTTCGGTACGAAGGCTACCAAGACGATTATTCAGCATTCATTCCGGCGTTTATTGGCACCATCACCAAAATTACCAAGTATGAAGGGCAGGCAACCAATCGGTCGTACTTGGTCTTACACTTAAGACCTGACGATTGGAATCGCAACGACCCCCAGGCCGTGGCGTATCTTGAACGCATCAAGGATAGTATTTTGGCCGTATCGGCGAGCAAGTGCAAACCCTATGAACCTAAATCGCAGTTCATACCCGATCAATACGGGGATTACTAATGGACTTCAAAGTAGGCGATTATGTTTGGTATCAAGGCTACCGTAAAGCAGATTCTGGTCCCCTGCTAATTCCAAAGTTCTTTGGTGGGGTCGAGCGCATGGCGGTTCCGCACGACAATTTAATATTAACCGTGCATGTGCTGAGTTGGGATTACGACGATCCTTTTGCCAATGCTTACTTCAGGCGTCGCATTGAGGATCTGGGTGATAAGGTGATTTTGAGGGTCAAAGCGAAATATTGCACATATACGCGCGACCCGGAACCAGTTTCGGATCTAACCCTGCTACCTAGTCAATACGGGGCGTACTGATGGAATTCAAGGTAGGACAATTGGTCCGATATCGAGGATTCTATAGTGGCATGATGGTGATCCCACCGTTTGTAGGTCAAGTCATTGGTGGGCCCACCCCGCAAAAGCCCTTGTCGATTAACGTCCGTGTGCATGGCTGGGATCGCGACGACCCCGCAATCGAGGAATACTTCACGCGGACCGTATATGAAGACACCCAGCAAGTGTGGGTCACCGCACGATCACCGTTTTGCATAGAAATGCGGTTGTCCGCGGATCGTTTCGCGGTCGTAACGAATCAATTGGATGGACATTCTGCACCAAGTCAATTACCGGAAAATTACGGAGCGTACTGATGAAAAACAACCAATATCAAGACCAAGATCAAGTGTGGGTAGTGTCGCAAAGCAATCAGGCACGCCGTGAAATCCCCGGTGTGATCCACGGCAACGAACCCCGCATGCAAGCAGGTCGTCCGTACTGGATGGTGGAATACCGGGATGTTCATGCACCTAATATGCCCATGATCAGACCCGTGGCGCAAAGATATCTAGTACCACGAAACGCCAATACACCTCAATACGGTGTGTTCTGAACACACCATGGAAACCGCAAGCCGACCCAAATTGTATGCCCCGCACCCAACAGACCCCTAAGTCCTTATAAATCAAGGGGTAATATCTAAAATCCAGGTGTATTTCCACCGCGTCCAAAATACCCCAAGTAATACAAGTCGTATCAAGCAAATTCCTAGAAATCCCGTATAAGTACACACCGTAGAATACAAGATGATTTAGGTTATATAAAACAACCCAAAAGATTATAAACACTCTTTTTACCAAATTTAAACCAGATTAACCGTATAGAAATACACACCGGAACAGACCATAAGATTGAAATAAAACCGTATCAATAAAGACCACACGGAACCAGTAATACCAAGGTATATACATCGGTGTAAGTAATACCAAATGTAAGTGTAGAACCTAAGAGTATGATCTATTCCGGTGTAGGGAACTTATTGGTATATGAGGTCCATCGGGATAGAGTGTAAGAGTGTAGTAAGTAACCAGTATGGAAAGTTTTTCCGATGGGGGTCCAATTGGTACGGCAAAGGACGTCATGGTCTGGAAAGGCCCCCAATACCATCCCGCACCGTCCCAGCCCAGACCAAACCATACCAGATCACACCATACCAAAATTTTCCCCTTAGGGAAATATCCCCAAAAAATCCCTAGCTATACTTACACCGTAAGTAATCACACTCATACGGGATAAACCCAATGGCAAAAGAAATCATGGAATACGGTGCCAAGCAACAGCGCCCTAAGCGTCCAGGCCGCAAACACGCCCTGAATACCCTGGCCAGGGTTAAGCTGGAATGGGCGCAGGAATGCAACCGGCTAAAATCCCTTAATAACAACTGGAGTAAGTAAATGGAACATTCGGATACTGTAGTAATCCCCCAATTGGACCTGGAAGATGTCAATCAGGCCGTGGCACTTTTTGGTTCCATTTGCCTAAGTAATCCCGGTCTTACACGCCTGGTGAACACCATGGGGCCGTTGCTGTTTGCAAGCCTGCTGGTGACCGTGTCTGAGGAATACCAAGCAGACCCCGAGGACTCGGAAAACCTGGTTCCTACCAAGGATTCGTTTGAGGCCGAGGCACAAGCTATTGGTTGGGTGCGTGCGGTGGCTCAGGCTATTGGTACCGAGTACGGTGAGCGTAGTGTCACACCCAGTGATCGCGAAGTGGAAGCCGATTCAGAAATCGCACCAATCACGCCTTGATGTATTGCTTACTAGGGTGTTGATGTTGCTCTAGTATGTATGTCGTGCAGTGTATTTGAACGCGCTGCACGATATTTCATCCTTACAACCAACACAGGTGGGTTATGACGATTCGCAATACCAAGCCGTCCAGACAAGATGGCGTGAATTTCTCCGAGAAGTTCACCGACAATGCCGGAATCCAGCATTTCTGCCAGGCTGAAGCCGGGGCAGAAATTCTCCGTGCGGTGAACAATCACGCAGCCGCTCGTGAAGACATGCGTGTGCACGGACGTGATCTGGGCGTGGTGGCACATGCTGTGGAGGAGGGCACGAAAAGTCTCGCAGACAAGTTCGCCACCAAGCTCGGTGCTCACATCGGACCTGGTGCCAGCGTGCGCGGTGAAGCGCTGCTGCAGGTCTCCCTGATTTCGGCGCTGTTCGACTCGGTCGAGCGCATGGCAGGGCACATCGGACCCGGTGCGTCGCCGTCACGTCCGACCGAACACATGCATCCGTACGCGGGTATGGTGTACATGCAGGCGCTGATGAACATCATGTTGCACGACGCGATCGGAGGCATCGACCCCCTCGAAGATTTCAAGCAGACCGAAGCCCTGCACGAGTGCATGGAGAGTATTCCCTGGGACGAAGACACCCTCTTCAACCTGGCCGAAAAGATCGAAGAGGCGCACGAGCGTCTGGATCAGCGCCTCGATGCCGTCACTTACGGCGTTGACACTGACGCACCCGTCGGTGAAGGTGCGAGTGAACCCCTGCCGTCGGTTGCGGTCAAGCTCGCGCAGCTGAACCAGATCGCAGATAGCGTCGAAGCTCGGAACCCCAAGGCCGATTTCCGTCTCATGCGGGTGTTGTTGCAGCTGTTGGACGAGATGGCCGAGCAGATCGACGGTGATCCCCGTCGTGAATCGGAGGTTCGTGAGAAGATCAGCACGCTGGAGATGCGGATGCGGGACGTGCTTGCGGGCAGCCCGAAACCGACCGAATCCAACGTCGAAGTGACCGAACTGGCCAACAACGTCAAGGACGTCCGCGTGAAGGTCGCTGGTAATAACCACGACGCGCTCGTTCAGGAAGCCTTCGAGACCATCACCACGCAGATCGCCGCTGCGGGCGGCAAGCTGACCGCGGAGCAGTCCAAGCAGGTCATGGATCACATCCGGGGCAACTCGCGCGGCATGCTGGGCTTCGAGGTCCAGGACGACGGTTCGGTGATTGTCCACGCGGAAGGCCCCGCGCGGGCACTGCGTGCGGCTCTGACCGAAGCGAGTGGTGCTGGGCGCACCCCCGAAGAGCGTGAGGCTCTTGAACTGCTGCGCAAGCTGTTCAAGTAATACGGCCACGTAGTGTGATACCAATACCCAGGGATTGGGATATATCCCTGGGTATTTTTGTTTCTAAGGTAAGATATAATCTATAACAACAAGTTGTATTTGGAGGTGGGTATGGAACAAGAACCAATTTATGTATCGGCAGATCGTCTGCGGTCACTGGCTGAAAGCGTCGTAGGTAGAATCTACAGCCATCGTCAAGACCAAAAGGAAGATTACGTCCGAGCGCGTGTAGCCGAATACAACGATCGGATCAAGGCTGAAAATGCCCGTCGCAAGTGGTTCAAGGATCTTTTGGGTATTAAACCCAAAATGTACATCACACCTGCGGGCATGGAAGATATGATCTTCAACGAGGTGAATAACCTCCCCGAAGACGAACGACCGAATCACCCCATTTGTCAGATTTATGCGGCTTATGGGCAGCTTGAACACGAAGCCAAGGACGCCATGATTTCGTGTCAGTACAATGATTCAGTGATGGTGTCTGCGGACTTCACTCGCGGTGTCTCACACTTGGGGATTGACTTGTCGGTACTGAAACGCCCTGGGTTTGGGTTCATGGGCAAGTGACTTGCGCGGGTTCGTGCACCGCGCTGAATATGTGTAGATATACAAGGACGCGCGCACATGACCTCCAAGAAATCCTATAGCCGTGAATATCCCACACCTGATGGTTATATCCGTGCAGTGACACAATTGGAAGCCCGTGGTTTCAATGTCTTCATAAGGGTACACAGACCACGGGCTAGGACCTCCAAGTTGATCGCCAGTAAGATTGCATTACCTGCACCACGTATACACTGAATCCCAAAACGACTAGTCTCCCGAACCCCGGCCTCTACGCGCACCAAGGATGATCCCGATGCCTCGTAAGCAACCCTTGTCTACCGATATCCGTATCGTGGCAGCGAATATCCGAGCCCGTCGGGAGCACTATATCGGTGAAGGCATGGCTGATGCTAAGCGGGTAAGTTTGTTCGCCATAGAATCACTGGCTACAGAAATCTGCCGTGACTTGACTGCCGACCTTGGGGAAGAATTCGACGCCGCAGGCTTTATGACTGCTTGCGGTATGAAATAAAAACCTAAACACGCCCACCGTCGTGTTCTTTTGACCTCGTAGCGATACGGGGTCTTTTTTTGCCTATGAGAAATATGCTCTATGTCAGCACTCAGCAGTGACTTGGTACATATCCCAAACGAGCTTGGGTGTTGTTTTAAGCGATTGGTTGTGTGTGATCGCTGTCAGGGTATTTCTTAATGAAATTTTAACGTCTTGGGGCGATTGGGATATTTTGGGCCTATAGGAAAATCCTATTAGGATCAGGACCCAAAATAAAATCCGCCCTATAGGGAAATTCCTATAGGAACGAGGCTGACTTCTGTATTAGGGTCACCGTGGTCTGGGGCCGTCCGGGATGGCATGGGATGGGCCAATGCGCTAACACAACACGCCCCGGAGGGCGCGTGTGTGTATTACCATGAACCGAGATTCAGATGCGGGATGGCTTCGATGTTGGTACGGTCAACACTGAGATTAGCGTAGCAAGCCATTTCGTAGCAGATCATCTGGGAATACTCGTACACGGCACGCACATAACTGGTAGTACGTTCTACCCGAATCGGCCCTTCTGCGTTCGACAGCGTGACGACAAAAACCCCATGTTCTTCGACCAATGTGATCTTCGAATCGCCATCTGTGTGTTCACACTTGATTGCCATGTCTGCTGCTCTGTGTCTGCGCGTCTGCGCGTTAGAGACACTATGAGTGCGGTTAGATATAGGCGCAAGCACTTTCGTGTGGGTTATTTAAGCAAGGTTTAGCATGGTCTGGCATGGGATGGGCCGTCGTGCCGCACGATTGCACTTGCGTCCATAAACACTCGTGTCATGCTGTCAACACACAACGACGGAGCGCAACATGAAGCGATACACGATGGAAGATCGGTCAGGACCTCTGGTGAGAAAGGTCGAGCGCCTTTCGCTCGTTCAGGTTTACGAAATGACCGATTGGACCGAAATGGAGTTTGATGACGTTTCGGAAATGAAGATCAACGATGCCCGCTTGTTTGACAGCGGCGTTTACGTCGAAAGGACCAGCTGACATGACCAATACCAAGCCCACCACCAAGCCGATCTCTCCCTTCACGCACTATTACGTGCGTCGTCCCAAGAGGTAATTCATCATGGCCCGCAAGACATCCAGCCGAGCGCTGAATACACTGGAAGCCATGACCCAACGCGGTGTGGATGAACAGAACCAGCGCATCTACCTTTTCACGCTGCGGCATGGTCCTACGCACGCCAGTATGCACTATGGTATGGACCGAGCAGACATCGAAAAAATCTGCCTTGATATCGAGACCAAAAACAAGAAAAAGTGATTCCCAAAACGACTAGTCTCCCGAACCCCGGCCTCACACGGGCACGCGTGTGGGGTTTTGGGTTTGGTTTACCACCGGCCCATTCCATTCCAGTGCATTCCAGACCACCGTAACCCAGACCGTACGAAATCACTTGTAGCGTTCAAATACCGCACTTAGAATGCTGCTACACACAGCAAGAGCGCTAACATGAAAAACCCCATCGATCTGACGCTTTATACCGCAGAATTCAAATGCCGGAACGAAATGACTGATGAGTGGTACGCAACTGTTTCCCGTAAGTCAGATGGCGCTAACATCGCTGAATACGAGATTACCTATCTCGAAAACGGCAAAGTTCGCTGTGATGTTACCGTTAACGTCACAGACGGGATGTACAACCCAGCTAGTGCGTATTTGTTCTGGCCCATCATCGAAGAAAAGATCGCCCAGTATTTCGAGTAATGAATTTGGGGATTAATTTCCCCATTTTCATAGCTACACGGTGGGCTGGAAAGGAATGGTTCGGGCCTTTAGGGAATCCCTATAGGGTCCCAGGGCGAGCCTATAGGTGGAATCCTATTAGGATCCAGGGGCGCTTCTGTATAAGGGATTCCATGGGATGGCGCGATTTCACGCCATGGTCACGAACATGAATGGTTCATGAATGTGAATTCACAAAACTGAATGGTAGCTGAACGATACATGAACCATTCATGTAGCTGAACGGGAGCTGAATGGTTCAGGAATGTGAAGGGATGGCATGGGATTGACAAACATGAACGGTTCATGAACCAGCCCTTACCATGCCGTCGCTGAACGCAAGCTGAACCATCCCATGTTCGATTCAGCGTAGATTCATGTTTGATGTGCTAAGCGTTTTCGTTCAGCTTAGATTCAGATTGCTTGTGTTACTCGCGTGCACGCGCGTTCATCTATCTGCATGCATGCACTTTCGATTCCTGAACGCAAGCTAAATGTTCGCATGCAGATCGAAAATATCGCTTGCAGCGGGTGCGTGCGTGTGTTGATATACGTCTGCGGGCGGCGTCAACCATCCCATGCCATCCCAACACCGCCCGCACCGTCGCAACATCAACCATCATCACACTTCACAAGGAATCGCAGACATGGCCAAGAACACCAACGCCAACAAGAACCCCGCCCCCAAGGCTTCCGCCAAGTCGCCCTCGCTGGACTGGGACGCTGAGGGCAAGCGCATCGAACAGGCCGCCAAGGAGAAGGGCGGCTCGCGCGGAGACTTGCTCGGCCGCATCGCGGGCATCGTGACGCAGCAGACGCCGCAGGCTGCGTTCATTCGTGAGCGCTGCGGTGATGCGGGCGCCCAGGCCCTCATCGAACAGAATCGCAACGTGCTGGCGAAGATCCCCAAGCTGGCGACCTGCATCACCGCAGGCACCCAGTGGTGCAGCATCGCAGGCGTTGACCCCGCCAACGTCCGCAAGGAGGACGCGTCCGTCGCCGTCGCGCTCGCCAGCTTGGGCGGTGGCAGCGAGCGTCAGAAGTCGGTCATTGCGGACGCCAGCAAGCGCTACACTGGGGGCGCGAACGCGCAGATGGGCGCTGCACTCGAAGCGCTCGTGTTCTGCGGTGTGGTGGCGCGGGCACCGGGATCGGCCCGCAATGCGAGCTACAGCATCGTTGACCCGCAGGCTGCGTCCGCCTTGATGCCGTCCAGCTAAGGGCGCCTGCAAGCTGAACGAGAAAGGGCCCGCAGGGGCCCTTTCTTTTTGTCTGCATGCAAGCTGAATGAATGCTGAATAATTGATGAACGTCAGCTGAACGTTCAGACTTTGTTCAGAAACATGAAGTCTTAGATCACAAAGCTGAACGAAGGCCCGGATGGTTCCAAAGTGGCCCCATTTTGAAACACACTCCATACTGGTATATGCCACCAGGTTCCAAATACACACTCCATACTTACAGGGTGATTATTCATCATCGTCCGTCGTGATTTCCACCATTGACGATGACCAGTCTGCCAAGGGCGAATACACTTGATCACGGGGCATGTGAGTTTGCGTAGGTACACCACCCCGTACCAAGGTCCAAAACGTCACTTTGGGGTCTTTTGTGACTTGCGTGTATGTACCTTCAAAATCACCAAGTGCTTCCAAGGGAAACCACGCGTCAGCATCGGGAACATCAATATCTAGGACACTCAAATGGATCAAGTCACATTGGTCGATGTATTTGGCGTAGATATCCCCACCACCGATGACCCATAGTTCATCGGCATGATTGCGTCGTAGGTGTCGGTTAATATCCCCTTGGGTATAAACCACATGCATGTCTTTAGGTGGGACCCAAGTCCGATCACGCGTCAAGACCAGGTTTACCCTACCGTCGAGCGCCTTGGGGAGCGACTCTGCCGTCTTGCGACCCATCAGGACTACTTTGCCCATCGTCAAGTCCCTAAAGTGTCGTAGGTCTACAGGGCAGCGCCAGGGTAACTTACCCCCGACGCCAATGGCACCATCGTTGCCTACTGCTGCGATCAAGATCACCCTTGGTTTGGTTTTGAGGGATGTGGATTTGGACATGATTACTTACCCTCCTGTTTCTTGGGGCCTTTGGGCTTGGCATGGCTTGGGGGTTTAGCCGTGATGAGTTTCAGCTTGGACTTGGGAAAACGTACTTTGGAGGTGTATTGGGGGACCTCAAAGGTGGCACGGCACGGGTCTTGACCGTCACCGGGGTCTTGGGTGTGCAGCCAACGGTATACGCTTTCGGTCCAATTGCCGGTTTCATAGGCAATTTCTTCTTCGGCGTCCGCGTATTCGTCCAATAAGATCAAATGCGCTGGGGGCCAGACTAACCTCATGCGATGAATAATGGCGTGCTGGACTTCGTGGGCGACGATGTTTACGGACCAGTGGTCCCGGGCGAAGTGCAGTTCACCCAACTTAGGATTGATATAAACATTTCCGGTCGAGTCATCGACGTACCACGGTTCAAAGCACGTCATCGCCATTGTCTCGCCGTCTTCGGGGGTATTGACTTCAAAGTAATCCCGCAGGTCGTCAATCGTTTCCCATAGGTAAACCTGGTAGTAGTACGGCTTCCTAGACGCGGGAAGCTTGAATTGTCCCGCAATCTTGGTTTTGTCTTTGCGCTTAGCCATCGGGGTGGGCCCACCATCTGGAAGAATAATGGTGGAATTATACCGCAATTTGTCAAGCGTACGACACGCGTGCGTGTATGGTACTACCCGGGAGTGCGCTTGGGGTGCGCATGACGCGCGAGGATCGACGTGCGCTTAGTGCGTGTAGCGTGTGTATTGGACACGCGCTTTGGGGTGCGTTTTAGAAGCACCCGTAATCGGGATGTTCCGACAGTTCGCTCGCAGACAACGGCTGATAGGCTGATTGATTATTCGCAGGCGTGATTCCACTAACAGAATTCACAACCACGCTCAAATAAGCCTGAAGGTTATCATCGAAAAATTCATTGGGGGCGTTAATCTCAACTGGGTCTGCCACGATACTGAGGCTCTTGTCCGCAGAGAAAACGGGCGTAATCTCAAACCAGGACCACTTTCGTACATCATCGGGATTGTCGCGGTTTACTACCAGTAAAAGCGGGCGATCAATGGCACCCCCGACATCGATCAATGTCCTGCCATTCGGCAGTTCGGACCGAATTGTTATGGGGATATCCTGTAGCGCCACTACGAACAGCCGGGTGCAGGGCTTTTGGTACGTCATTCCCGCGCGTCGCATTGGGAGGACTATGTATTCAAAATCCCATTCTTTGGCTCTTACCAAATACTCTTCGCCATACTTGCTTTGCATCGAGACGTAAGTGGCCGTACTTTTGGTCATCAGTAATTCCCGTAACCTGATTCTTGCAGGTCTTTGCCCGACAACGGTCGATAGGTTAACTGGATTCCTCGCAGGTGATCCAGTATGTACTTCAACGCATGATTCTCCAGATCATAAGCCTTTACTGATACTAACGTGGAGACTTCATCGCCATCATTATCCGGCGCCATTATGTACCATAGCCACCTCTTGGGGTCTTCTGGATCGTCTTCATCGACCACCAACAGGACTTCTTGTCTGCGCCATTTTTCTTTGGAGACGATTTTCGCCTCGCCTGAAAGTCTTAACACGGTCTCAAACCAGCCGGGTAGATTTTTCGAATTGGCTATGTATATCTTTCGAAATACCCACAGCAGCGCCGATTGCCCTTCGGTGAAATAGTAAGGTCTGACCCACAGTGACAGGGACGGATTGAACGAAAGCTCAAACGCCTCGAACGTGTCTTGATCGCCAATGTTGTCAAGGCAATTAATGGTTGTAATTGCCATCAGAAAGACCCGTAATTTTCAGGGATTGGGCCCTTCGAAGGAATTGGAGTGGCCATCTTGATGTTAGTTGAAATGCGGGCAGCCGCGCTATGAATCAACCTGGACGCGGAATCACTAAACCCGCTCCAATCGACATGGCACGATATGATTTTCGCGAGCGCTCGGGGAGTGGAGCGTACTATGTACCAATCCCACAATGTGTGATTCGTTGGGTCGCTTGGATCGACCATGATTAGGATTTCTTTGTTGCACCAGACACGACCCCGATAAACATCCAACGAATGCAGGTTAGAAAACTTTTCCGACTTAACTCCCATAAAGAACGTTTGGGTAAACCAACGAAGATTTGTAAGATCATCCGAAGCTGGGGGAGAGGTGAAATGAGTGATCGTATCGACCGAAATGGCCTCGACTTCAATTCGGTCTCTTTGGTAATTTGTTCTCGATTGTGAGGGAAGCTCTAGGAACACTTTATTTCCCATTAGAATCTCCCGTAGTTTCCGTTTGCCAGAATCCTCGCGAGTTCGGCTTGGTATTCTTGCTCTTCTCGAATGGCGTCTTCGATTTCGGCTTGCTTGCGCCTAGAAACGCGTCTTTCCGTAGCGGCGACGATTCTTTGGTGTCGAGCTAGGTGCGGCTCCTCAAGGGATTCCAAAGAAAGCCTAACTAATTTCCAATCCACGCCCACTAGCAATGATTGAGCGCCAGTCGCCGTGTTATACCAATAAGCAAATTGGGCGCACGATCTTGGGGGACTTGGTTGATAGTACATATTGTCCGTACTAATCCGAAACCAGTCGTCGCCGTCACGATCCAACAAGGTAAATGAGACTATTGGCATCACCAATCCCCGTAATGTTCAGGGGTCGGCTCTTTTTGCGCTGGTGATGGACGTGAATGCTCGATGTCAACGACATCGACGGTGCCCAACAATGTTAGGAATTCTTTAGCTTCGATGGTTTTAATGTCCGCGCGCGAGGCGGCTTGTATTTTGCGCTTACCTGGCTTGTCACCCAATACCAGCAGATCAACCCCAGAATTTACACCGTCCGAAACAAGACCTCCCGCGGCGTTAATCAGACGATGAACAGCCGCTCTGGTGCCGACCTCTGAGATTGCGCCAGTAACACACACTGTGAGACCCGCAAGCGCTGTTGCATTAAAAGGAATGGCAGACATTAACGTTCTCGTGTTTTCGTATTGTGATTATACGAGGCATAAAAATGGCGCTCATGCCGTTAAGCACAAGCGCCATTAAACTCTAGGACTAGCTTGTCGCGTTACACCGAAGCGAGACGACCCTGATCCACACCCGTGATTGCCTGACGGATGATTTCGACAAAGGTCTCCTCCAGGCTCGGCAGACGACGCACACCTTCACGCGCACGACGATCCAGAAGTTCCGTCTGGAACGTGATCGACTCGGCAGCCAGCAGGATCGACGCCTCGCTGATCGACTCGATCTTCTCACCAGGCGGTGTCACCGACAGTTCTGCCAGCTTGGCACGCTTGACGACCTCGGCGATGACTGCGGGAATCTGACCAGCGAGCTTCTTGGCAGCTGCCTCCAAGTTCACGTCATCGGTGATCGTGGATCCACCATACGAGCGCAGCAGACGTTCGACAGCCTTCGCGTCGGGCGGGGTGACCTCGATGATGGCGTCCAGACGACCCGGGCGCAGCATCGCGGGATTGATGTCCTCCAGGTGGTTGGAGGTCAAGACCGTGATGATGCGTGCGGTCTTGGTGTCGATGCCGTCCACGATGTTCAGAATGTCGTCCATCGACACACTGCGTTCACCGGTCACGGCGCGATCGATGTCTTCCACGAAGATGACACAGGCGGGCGACTGGTACTGCTTGGCGAACTCGATGGCGTAGCTGAGTTCGTTGGCGTGCGGCGTGTACAAGAACGTGTTGCCCGTAGCGACAGCCTTCTTGGCAGCGACCTTCGCACCCAGCGTCTTGCCGGTACCGTACGTGCCCGCCAGCAGCACACCGCGCTTGACGTTGATGTCGTTGGCGATGCAGTCGTTGACCCGCTCGATCGGCGTGAACAGATCGCGACGAATCGCATCGGCGACGTGATCGGAATAGATGAGCATCTGCTCGTCCACGTCCGTCAGGTCCATGAATTCCGGCGTCGGCATGCCCACCAGATCGCCGTCTTCGTCCAAGAACCGAATCTTCAGCGCCTGCCCGCGATAGATCGAGTTTTCGTCCAGTTCCTTGCGGACTTCAGCGAACACCTTGTCGATCTTTTCCTCGTACTTGCGCTTGGCGTTGACCACCATTGCGAACCGCACGCCCTTGTCGGTCCAGTTGAACGACGTGTTCAACCAAGCATCTTCCATGCCTGGCAGCGAGAAGCGACCCCAGGGCACCTTGCGGAAGACCTTCGGAGCGACCTCGATGTTGATCAACTGCGGCGGGTTGTCACCGAACATACCCGGCGTCGGCTCTGCGGGCGACCACCCGAAGATGCGTTCGAGGACGATGTTCAGCGCGTTCGCGCCGTCGAGCGGGAAGTAGTTGAAGGTCTCGTTGAAGCGCATCTCCTCTTCGAGGTATTCCTGACGACGCTGCAGGAGTTCGATGGCTTCTTCGAGTGGCATGGACTCCGGAACGGTGAGCTTGTCGCCGTGCTTGACGACCTCTGCAACGGCGACGTTCTGCGGAATCTTGTTGAGGGAAACTGTCTTCTCGGACACTTGTGTGACTCGTTTGTCGTGCGACGTTGCACGATGACAGTTTATCGTGGACTCGAACGGCTACACGCTTAGCCGTAGAATCTGTGACCCCTATACGTACATTTGAATGGAATTGTGTTGGACCAGCGAGGCTGCCTTGATACTACTGCTGGCGCATAAAAGTGCGTCGCGCCCGAACAAGATCCAAAGTTAAACTGGTCTAAACTGTTGGCGATACGCACTGCCAGTGACCATGATGCTTCGTTAACGGATCGAGGGTCTTTATTGCGTGGCCAAAAGAGCACGCCGTGATATTGATTGGGCTGATACGCGATTTGGCAGGGAGTCTTGTTACGGTTACGTGCTCGGGTCATTACAGTGTGCATGACTAGAGCCATTCCATGTGCGCCCTGATCGCGCGCTTCGGTAAAACCTGTGAGAGCTAAACAATAGGTGTCGGATTTAGCGTCAATTCCTGCTTTCACAGATGGAGCGGCGAGTAACAACGCTGCCAAGAGGATTGCTTTCTTCATGTTGGTCCTTCATCGTTCGTGCATATAAATGAACGCGCGCGTATGTCACTCATAAAAAAGGCCCCAAGATTGCTCCTGGGGCCTTTCGTCGCAACAACAGATCATCACTCTGCTGTCGTAATCGATTCTACGCGACGCGTTTTGGGGTGCAACAAGTTTCGTTAGGCGCTCTTGCCTGCTTGCTTCAACAGCGCTTCCAGCTGCGCGGTAGTGAGCGCACCAGCAACCTGTTCAAGCAAAGCCTGTTTGCGCTTGCGATCCTCTTGCTCCTTGACTCGTGAAGCCGCGAGTTCGGTCAAGTTCGACTGAAGCCGAGCCTTATCCACGACGCGCAGCAGTGCGTCCACCAAATCGGGCTGGGAGACACCGAACGTCTGCGACAATTGCATGATCTGCGCATGCGCTTCCGTGGTGATCATTAGAGACTTACGTCCATCATTTGCCATTGTTATTTCCTCTTGAAGTCAAAGTCGGCACCAGGTTTTAGGATGTTTTCAGCGAATCCGGGGGTGCTTTCCAGAATTTGCCTTCGTGCCGCAGCGTGACCTAGCAGGTGCTTGTTGACGCGATCACGAAATTCCAAGACATAAGCCTTGTTGGGTTGACCTTTCGGCTTACGACGAAGCCCTCGACCAATCCGCTGGCGCAATGCTACCTCAGCTTTGCCTGCGCCCGCAAGTGCCACCATGCCCACGGCTGGAACGTCAACGCCCACATCGAGAATGGTGGACCCAATCAGAACGTCCAAATCACCCTTAGCCAAGGCTTGAAGGGCAGCATCGCGTTCTGATTGATCGCTGTCCCCGAAAATATACGCGACCCGGACATGGGGTTTCATGAGGTCACGCAAAATTTGACCATGTTCACGCCTCTGAACGAGGACCATTGCTGTTAAGCCGTGTTTGACCGCATCGATAACCTCTTCGGCGATGATTTTGTTGCGCGCCTCATTCTCCACGATGCCGTATTTGTACGCCAGCTGCCAATTGGATAGTTTCTTCACGCGCTCGCCGGGCATTACGTCCACGATCTTAAAGTAAGGCGTGGCTAGAATACCCTTGTCGATCAGTTCCTTCTCGGAAACCTTAATACCAATCGGGCCCGAGACTGCCATTAGCCTCATATTGGCTTCTTCATCGTCTCGCATGAATGGCGTCGCGGTCAAAGCGAGTCGGTAGGTCGCGTTTTTGCAGGCGTTCATGATTTGGTAGTAGCCCTCACCCGAAGACTCGTGGGCCTCTTCCAGAATCACGCATTCGAAGTGTTCCAGCATGCGGGTCATCTTTTCGGCAGTCTTTGGGTCTTTCAGACGAGCTTGGATCGTCTGAACCATTGCGACGTTCAGATGCGGAGACGGATGCCACTCACCGTCACCCATGATCCCACAATAGACCTTATCAAGACCTTCCTCGCCTTGGGCTTTGCGATAGGCAATACTGGCGTCAAAGGATTTCTTCATCTGGTGCATCAGAACCGATCGCGTGGTGATGAACAAGGTCGGACGCTTGATTCGAGCGAAGGTCATCGAGGCGATTCGTGACTTACCACCACCGGTCGCTACTTGGGCGATGATCGCACGGTGCTTCACCAGCTGCTCTACCGTGCGATACTGGTAATCGTACTCCGTTGTATACCCGAACGCGTCCACGACCGGCACAGACGCTCCCAGCGGCTCTGGGGCGGGTTTACGAATCAATTGTACCGTGTGTCCCTTCTGACGCAGATGTGACACGACCAAAGTCGTCAGACCTGCTGGGAAAATACCCTTGTCGTAGGAAAACAGGGTCGAGCGACCGGTCCATGAGCCAGACTTGAACGAGGTGGAGTGTTCCGCACCCTGAACCTGATAGGATAGGAGTTCGGATAGCTCCATTTTCAGATCGTGGTCCGCGTCTAGTACCTTTGCCGACACCACGTTTGCTGCGATTTGGATATTTGCCATAGGTGTTGTGTTTTACGTAGGAAAGACTTTATACTACCATCCTATAGACGGTATTGGTAGTCTCACTATACGAGGAATTGCATGGAAACAATCAAAGTAGACCCACGCGAACTGAAATTCAGCCCGTGGAATATCAATGTCGTGTCGCCCGAGAACATGGTCAAGCTGAAGGAATCAGTGCGACGCAACGGCATCTTTCGCCCCGTGGTCGTTCGCGAGGTCGATGGTAATTTCGAGGTCATCGCTGGTGAACACACCACTCGCGTGTCCATTGAGTTGGACATGGAGGAAATCGATGTCTACAACCTTGGACCAATTGACGACCGAAAGGCCAAGGAAATCTCCATCATCGATAACCAGCAGTATGGCGTTGAGGACGCTTACGGTCTGGGTAACCTCTTGCGCGAACTGGAAGACAACCCGGCTGACTTTTTGCCCTTCTCCGAACAGGAACTAAGCAAGATTTTCAAGGTTTCCGAGATTAACTTGGACGCTTTGGAGCTTTTGGATGAAGGCGACGACTTTACGTCCGACTTCAAGCCCGAGGAAACGCTGGCAAGTAAGCCGATTGACTCCCAAATCATGCGGTTCAAGGTCCCAATTCAGGACGCTGAATTCGTCCAGCGCTGTATCGAGGCGATCATCAAGCGTCAAGGATTCAAGCAAACCGACTCCCTGGCTGCTGCCGGCGATGCTCTGGTTTATCTGTGCAACAACCGTGGAGACACCGAATGAGCAAGTATCAGCCAAAAATCGTCCTAATGGACGTTGACAAGATTCACCCGTACGACAAAAACGCCAAGATTCACACCCCTAATCAGATCGAGTCGTTGGTAAAAGTCATCAAGTCCCAGGGTTGGGACGTTCCAATCGTCGTTGATCGACACGGTTCGATCATCAAGGGGCACGGTCGTCGCCTCGCTGCGCTGTCCATGGGATTGAAGCAAGTCCCTGTCATCGTGCGTGACGACCTGTCCGACGAGGAAGTCAAAGCCGCTCGTCTGTCCGACAACCGCGTCGCAATGGGTGACTTCGACGTGGATGCCATCAAGGATGAACTGGCGACTCTGAAGTCGGACGGTTTTGATTTGACCAATATGGGCTTTGGCGACAAGGAATTGGAAATGATGCTTGGCGATCTTGACGCCATGAACACCGATATCTTTGAAGAGTCCGCCCCGGTCGCAGTCGCCCCAACCGCGCCCTCCACTGAACACGTCACAGAACCCACTGAATCGCTCCCTACCGCTGACCTGAAGCCGGTCGCACTCGCAGACGTTCTGGGCTTCAAACACGTCCCAGGCGACTACAAGGAAGCCCTGGTTGAGTTCCAAGCGTTCGCGGAAGCGCAGACTGGCAAACAGGGCGCAGAAGCGTTCGGCGAGACCATTAAGGCGCTACTCAAAGAGGCTCAATAATGAAAATCACCGTATCCAAGTCGTTTGACACCCGGGTCGAGAAGTCCGAGCGAGTCCTTGAAGTTGCCGAAGCATTCGGCTTGGGTCTAACGGACAAGAAGTTCGTGGTGTATGAAAACCTTGAAATGGACGTGCTGCCGGGTGACGTGGTGTACGTCTCCGGTCAGTCTGGTTCAGGCAAGTCGCTATTGCTCCGCGATATGTCGGAGCAAATGCGTAAAGAGGGTCTAAAAGTCTACGACCTCGCGGATGTTCCTTTGCTGGATGTTCCACTGGTCGATCAGATTGGGCAAAACACTGAAGAAGCCTTGAAACTCCTGTCACAAGCGGGACTTAACGACGCGTACCTGTTTATTCGGAAGCCTAACGAGCTTTCGGATGGGCAAAAATATCGATTCAAGTTGGCGAAACTTATTGAGTCCAAAGCCGAAGTCTGGATCGCGGACGAGTTCGCTGCCGTTCTGGACCGAGACACCGCGAAGATCGTCGCCCACAACATCGCTAAAACCGCGCGCGCGCACAAGGCGATCTTGCTAGTAGCAACCACGCACGTGGACCTCCGAGAGTTTCTGGGAGCGTCTCTGACCGTTGAGAAGCTATACGGCAACCGAGTTGAATTGAAGCGTTACGCCTGGAACCTAGACGGCGAACGAGTCGAAATGCCTCCGGAGCCCGAGCGTCCCGTCAAACCAGTCAAAGAGCCCAAGGTTAAGTTCCCCAAGGTGTACCGACCCAATCCAGACAACATTGCGGAAGTGATCGAGGAATATCGAGGTCGCACGCGTGTGGGTCTGATGGTTGAAGGTAAGTTCGTCCCAAACAGGAAGAAGAAAAATGGAAAATCAGTGGGTAGTGAATCGGCAAAAGCCGACTGACACCAAATTTCCCCTACTGGAAAATATGTGGATCGAACGGGGCACCAAGGAAGATTGGGAAAAGCTCCACGAGTTCCACTACAAGTCCGAAGGTGGGGCAATGGGTGCCCGATATTACAAGGTCACAATGGGTAACACGCTAGTTGGTGTGTGCGTCATGTGCTACCCACGAGGTTTGCTAAAGGACCGACATAAGCTGTTCCCCAACATTAAGCCGGGTGGTGAAGATACAAAACTCACCAACACGTATCGGTACAAGTGGCTGAACGCTAATGTCGGTCTGAATGCTCGAACCGTCAACGATCCTTTGTTTCGAGGGATCGGTGTCGGTTATCGAATGCTGAATTTGGCTGCACGAATGGATGGCCGTAAGTGGTATGAAATCCAATCGTCTATGTCCAAGTTCAACGAGTTCGCTCACCGTGCGGGTTTTCAGTTTGTGCCACCCACGCCCGGTAAGCTCCATGATGTCGCTACGGACTTTTACGGAACATGGTTTAAGTCCAACCCTGTTGATCAGGTGGCCCTGATTCAGGAGTTCGACGGAATGTCCGTAGCGATGCAAAACAAGGTCCTAGACGTAATGCGGAAGTTTTATTGGAAGCATTCCAGTCTGGAGAAGACCGGCAACAACCGTAACAAAGGTACTTCCCGAGTCGATGCGATGGGTATCAAGGACTTGGTGAAGAACATCAACCAGTTGGCGTTTTCAAGTCCATTGTATGGCGTTTACCGCAATCCAGATCACGGTCTGATTCTGCCCGAGCGTCTACCCTTGATCGCCTTTGACGAGCAGGGATTGGATAAGCCGCTGACTCGTGGAGTTTCCAAATGCGTCTAACCGATAACCAATTGAAAATCCTGCGAATCCTGTACGACAAAAACCCAGATGGCACTTACGTCGATCTGGATACTCTGCTGGAAAAGCTGGCTATGGACTATGACTGGGAGACTTCTAAAGCCGCGCTGCAATGGTCATTGCGGCAGCTGATTAAGATGGAGCTAGTAGAACGTCTCGGGACTGAAATCCGTCGTCAACGATCCCGTCGTTTGCTCCGACTCTCTGTACTAGGGGAGAGAGTCATGGGTCCGGTTAAACCGTAACTAACTATTAATTAATAAAGGTTAGAAGAGTTAAACAACGGATTTAATGTAAAAAGACTATACGGGTTTATTTCCCCAAATTCACGGTCAATTGCCCGCGCCGGGTAAATTGTTAAAGAGGAGCATCATGGCACGTCTTACCAAACATCAGTGGCTTGAAGCGGAAGAGCTTTACCGTCAAGGTCATACCCAAAAACAGATCGCGGAGAAGTTCAAAGTCCGTGTAGAAGCCGTATCACTTCACATGAAGAAGCAGGCGGTGAAGGGCGGTGAATCCATCGATGTTGTGAAGCAGGAGCTTGAAGCGGCTTTTCAACGAAAAAACAAGGAGTTTGCGCAGAAAAAGGCAAACCGAACGATCGATACCAAAGAGAAATTCCATACTTTGGTTAACTCACTACTCGGTTTTTATATCAAGGAACTGAAACAAGCCCAGGCAGCGGGTAAAGACCTGGCTTCTATGGGCGGTACAGCTAAAGCCCTAAAGGAATCAATCATGGGTCTGCGGTTTGCCCGTGAAGAGCTTTACACGATTCTGGATATTCAGCCCGACCTGACACAGGAAGAAACTCCGGATTTGTTGGTTATGACGATGAACGAGGAAGACGAATCCCGTATTCGTGGTTCTGGTGCATATGTAACCGACGATGAAGAGGACGAAGAAGACCCGGTTGATAGGGCAATCGAGGAATCGAACGTGGAAATGAACCTAAGGCAATTGAAGGAGCAAAACGGTGTCAAGTAATGCCAAAATTGGTGCAGCCCCAAACGTTGTCAAGGTAGACGACGGCGTTATGTCCGTGAATCACGGCAAGGCGTTCGTTCATACGCTGCACCGTGCACAGTCTGAGGTCTACAACGATCGTACCCGCTTCCAGTGTGTGGTTGCGGGTCGTCGTTTTGGCAAGACTACTCTGTCATTGTTGCGTCTGCTACAGATCGCCACACGCAAGAAGGGCGCCAACGTCTGGTACGTTGCGCCCACGTACGGCATGGCCCGAGAGATTATGTGGGTCAAACTGAAGCGAGCGATTCCACAGGACTGGATTGCGGGTGTTCACGAAACACTCCTGAAAATCACCTTGAAGAATGGCTCGATTATTTCCTTGAAGGGCGCTGACCGGCCCGATACCCTTCGCGGTGTCGGTCTGGATTACATTGTCTTGGACGAATTTCAGGATATGCGTAAGGGCGTATGGGATGAGGTCTTGCGTCCGACACTCGCGACGACCCGAGGTGGTGCGTTGTTCATTGGCACCCCGAAGTCGTTTAACCACTTCCATCGTATGTACGAACGCGGTCAGAAACAGGCTAATCGCAAGAACAACCGTGAATGGAAGTCCTGGCAGTTCCCGACCATCATGTCCCCGTTCGTACCAACCGCGGAAATCGAACAGGCGCGAATGGACTTGGACCCGCGAACTTTCCGACAGGAGTTCGAAGCGACGTTCGAAACCATGTCCGGTCGTGTTTATTACCCGTTTGATCGGAAAAAGCACGTCGGCCATTATCCATTTAACCCCAAGCTACCCATTTGGATTGGTCAGGACTTCAACATCGACCCGATGTCCTCGGTCATTATTCAGCCTCAGCCTAATGGAGAACTATGGGTCGTGGATGAACTGGTGCTTTATAACTCCAACGTGAGTGAGGTTTGTGACGAATTGGAGCGTAAGTATTGGCGTTATCTAAACCAAATTGAGATTTTCCCCGACCCTGCTGGTAATTCGCGCTCACATGCCCGAGGTGAAACGGCATTGGATATCTTCCGAGCACGTGGGTTTAAGCGGATTTACTATCGCAAGAAACACCCATTCGTTCAGGATCGTGTGAATGCGGTGAATTCCAAGTTGTATTCAGCCACCGGTTCGGTTACACTTCGGATCAATGATACCTGCCGAAACATGATCGAATCATTGGAGCAGGTGATTTACAAAGAAGGGTCAACGGAAATCGATAAGTCCCTTAACAAGGAGCACATCGCGGACGCCTTGGGCTACGTGATCGAGTACCGCTTCCCGATTAAGGATTACAAGATGATGGGTCTGCAAATTTAAGGAACCGTTCTAATGGCAGAAAAGAGCAAAACCAACGAGCTTGAAGACCTGACGCAGCGAGTCCACCCAGACTACGTTGCCAAGCTACAGCACTGGCACTTCATGAACGATACCTATGAGTCTCCGCGCGATTGGTTCGCGCGGAATCTCTTCCGTTTCGTGCGTGAGGGTGACGATACGTATTACGGTCGTCGCGAGCGCGCGTATCGGTTTAACCACACGCGCGAAGTCGTGGACCTGGTCAATAAGTACCTGTTCAAGAACCCGCCCGAGCGCGATCAAAACGTACCTGAAGAAGTCAAGCGTTTCCGCGCCAAGGCAACCCTTTCGGGTCTAACGCTGGAACAGTTCGAACGTCAGGTCTCCCGTAAGGCGTCGATCTATGGTCGCGTCTACGTGGTGCTGGATAACAACGCCCGAGAGGGTGAAATCGTCACCAAGGCTGACGAACGTAAGGGTAAGGTTCGCCTGTATTCGTACATCGTGACGCCCGATCAAATGCGAGATTGCGGCTTTGACCGTGACGGCAATTATTCGTGGATTCTCATTTCGGAAAAAGCCCGTAACGACGAATCACCGTTTGATGACGGTGAAGTCTACGAACAGTTCCGTCTGTGGACCAAGAACGAGTGGTTCCTATTGAAGACGGTTGGTGAAGCCGACGCAACTACGGTCGAGATTGTCGAACAAGGTGTACATGGTCTTGGCGTAGTTCCGGTGATCAAGTGTGACCATATTGAGTCTGACAACAAGTATTCCGTCCCAGCCCTAATTGAGGACATTGCGTATCTCGACCGTGCTGTTGCGAACTACTGTTCCAACCTAGACCAGATCATCAACGACCAGACATTTAGCCAGTTGGTGATCCCCGCTGCTGGTCTACTGTCGGGTATTTCTTCGACCATTAACGTGGTCGATACCAATGATCCGGACGCTCTGAAGAAGCGCCGCGAGATTATCAATCTTGGTACCTCGCAGGTTCTACTGTATGACGGCGAAAATGGTTCGAAGCCTGATTACATCAGCCCAGACCCAAAGCAAGCCCAGATGATCATTACGACCATCAAGCAAATCATCAATGAGATTTACCACACTGTTGGTTTGTCAGGCGAACGCACTAAGCAGGACAATTCGATGGGCATTGATAACTCGTCGGGCGTCGCCAAGGCTTTCGACTTCGAGCGCGTGAATGCCCTTTTGTCCGCAAAGGCTGCTGCTATGCAGGCTTTTAGTAACCGCCTGGAGAATCTCGTTCAGATTTATCACGGTGCGAATCCGGAAGACCTCGACGGTGACACGATCACGGTTGAGTATTCGGTTAACTTTGATGTTCGCAGCCTGAATGACGAATTGGCGATTGCCAATCAGTTCAGCTTGTTGTCAGTACCGATGGAGCTTCGCAAAATCCAGATGAAGGATATCGTGGATAAAATGTACCCAATGCTTGATGATGCCGAGCGCGAAAAGGTTTTGGCGGCTATTGACAAGTGGGATGACACCCTTTATCTTACCGATTCCGTAGGTGGTGAGTCTGGAAGTAAAAAGGGTGTTGACAAGGAAGATCCTATGAAGCAGAATACCACCCAAGGCTTCCCAGGCAAGAAACCACAGCCCGGTAAGAAATAAGACGGTCGAGAGATAGACCAAAAGACACGCCAAGAGAAAGGCTAACCAAAGGATACCAATCATGTCGAATGAAGATGGCCAGAATGTAACTGCCCAGACCGATGAGCAAAAGGCAGAAGCAGAACGCCTCGCAGCGGAAAAAGCTAAGAGTACCCCCTCTGACGCCGAAGCCAAGCTGCTAAAGGAAGTGATGGAGAAGAAAGAAGCCGCTCGTGTTGCTCGGGATGAAGCCGCTGCTGCAAAGGCTGAAAACGAGAAGCTGGCCGCGAAACTTGCCCAATTTGATGGAATCGATCTTGACTCGGTCAAGGAGCTTCTGAAGGAAAAGGCGGAGCGCGAGACAGCGGAACTAGAGAAGCGCGGTGAGTGGGATCGTTTGAAGGCGCAGATGGTTGAAGCGCACAAGGCTGAAGTGGAGCGGATTCGCGCGGAAGCGCAGACTGCAACCGCGACTGCCACGGAGCGTGCCGCTGCACTGGAAAAGCGAGTCCAAGAGGCGACCATTGGTCGTTCGTTCTCTGACTCAACCTTTATTCGCGAAGACTTGACTCTGACACCGAGCAAGGCCCGAATCATTTACGGACCTCATTTCGATGTCGTGGACGGCAAGGTTATTGCCTATGACAAGCCTACAGGTACAGCTGACCGTACCCCGCTTGTCGATGGTGATGGCGAGCCACTTTCGTTTGAAAAGGCGATTGCGAAGTTGGTCGAAATCGACCCTGATCGTGACAACCTACTGAAGTCGAAGATTCGGAGCGGTTCAGGTTCCGAAAATGACCCGGATGTACAGCGTCGTGAGAAGGAGCGCAAGTTGACTGGTCGTGAGCGCATCGCGGCGAGCATCAAGGGCGGTGCCCTGAAGCTCCCGAATAACCAACCCCTAATGAAGTAATACACCCCATTTAAGGAGTACAAAAGATGCCTCTGTTGAAGCTAGAAGCCGAAAAGCTGTCGAACAACGACCTGCTCCGCGGCGTTATTGAGGAAGTTATCGATCGGGAAGACCTTTTCTCGATTCTCCCGTTTACCAAGACCGAGGGTAAGGCGTACGTCTACAACCGTGAGAACGGTGTGGTCGAGGCGACCTTCCTGGACCCGAACGACATCGTGCCTGAAGGCGCTGCGACGTTCACCGAGGTTGTGACCAAGGTTCGTATTCTGGCGCACGACGTTGACGTTGATAAGTTCCTCGCCCAGACCATGGACGATGTGAACGATCAGGTCGCGATCCAGCTGGCTGCGAAGGCCAAGGGTCTGGCCCGTAAGTACCGCAAGACCCTTATCACTGGCTCGAATACCGCCAATGCCAAGGAGTTTGACGGTCTGCAGGTCCTCGTTGCCGCGCTGCCTGACCAGCAGGTTTCTGCTGGCACCAACGGTGGTTCGCTGACCCTTTCGCTGCTCGATGAGTTGCTGGATAAGGTCCCGAACGGCGCTGACGTGATCATGATGCGTCCTGGCACCATCCGCGCTTTCCGCGCTCTGCTGCGTCAGGCTGGTGGTACTCAGCCCGCCGAGTTGATGTTCAAGGACTTTGGTCGCCCGATGCTGTCGCACAACGGCGTGCCGATTATCGAGAACGAGTTCATCCCGGGTGACGTAGCCCAGGGCACCGCTACGGCGACCTGTTCGATCTACGCCCTGCGTTTGAACGAGGACGACGGTCTGCACGGTCTGTACGCCGGCCCGAATGCTGGTATGGTTGTCGAGCCGATCGGCACTGTCCAGAACAAGGACGCGTGGCGTTATCGTGTCAAGTGGTACGCTGGTCTTGCGCTGAAATCGACCCGTTCGGTTGCTCGCATCGTCGGTATCACCAACGTCTAATTGTCCTAGCAATTAGCACCCAGAAGGGCCCGGTCTCAAAAAGGCCGGGCCTTTTTTTCATACAAGGAGAAAAGCATGAAGGCGCAACGTTTGAAGATCACCGAGCCAGGGATGGAAACTTATTCGGATTACTATTTTGGCGTTAAGTTTGATAACGGCTTGTCTGAACAGCCTGTCAACTTTGCCGATGCAAATACCATTGGCGCATTCATTCGCGTGGAAGCAGTAGACGACGGTGCCCAAGTTGGTTCTGCGGTTCAGTATCAGAAGGGTAAGTCGAATAAGGCAGAAGTCGTGACGCCTATTGCCGTTACTGCCGAACAGGCTGCAGCAACATCGACCAATGCAACCCGCCAGCGACATACGCGGGAAGAGTTGGAAGATATTGCGGATAAGCACGGAATTGCAGGTCTGCGTGAAATTGCCGACAAGTATGGCGTTAAGGGTCGCGGCATCGTAGAATTGATTACCGAAATTCTTGCCGCACAGGGGTAATGCCAAATGAACAAATACCTGCTACACGGTAATGATCCGTTGGTCATTACTATCCCAATCGACACGCCATTCGCCGACGCATCGGGCTATACGTGGATCGTTAACAAATTGTCTCCGCAGGATGGGACTCCCGCATTCGCCAATGGCTCTTTGGTTGATGTTGATGGTGTAGCGGGTATTCGTTTTACGGTTGACCCAAGCGTTGTCGGTATTCGATCACTGTTCCGACTGCATTACGAGAATCAAAGTGGCACCATCGGTGGCAACATCGATTTTCTGGTTGTAGCCGACGACACTCTGGTTGTGGGCAAAAATTCGTTCCTGAACTATTACGACGCTTTGGTATTGGCAGATGAAATTTCGGGGCTGCAATTCTTGAAGGGACTTTCCCAAGAAGAATTCTCCGCAGCGCTGGTCACGGCTTACGAGACCATCAATACGATGGTGTTCGTGGATAGCACCGGCGAACATTACGAACTAGGTACGTATGACGAGGACAAGCTAAACACGCTCGATCCAGGTTTCTTGCGCGCGCTCCGAATCGCCCAATTGATTGAAGCCAACGAAATGTCGGATATCAATTCGATCCACTACAAGCGGCTTGATGGCTTGATGTCGGAAACGATTGGTGAATCTTCGATGATGTTCCGCCCCGGTAACATTCAAAACTTCGCGGTAACCCGTCGTTCGATGACGTTCCTGCGTAATTACATCCTATTGCGCGCGAGGTTGGCCCGTGTCTAATCCTATTACCATTCTTGATGAGCACTCCGTCGCCATCGCTCGCTCACTCGACATCATGATCCTGTCCACGGAAAGTCTGTTTGAGAAGTTTGTCCGAGAAGACCCGTCATTGCGTGGATTGAAAACGTTTTGGTCACACGCGTCGGAGATTCGTGAGCGTTCGGTGGAGCTAGTAGTATCCAAGATGCTTACCGCTCGCAACGATCTACGCGCTTCCCTAAGCGATTCTGAGCGTCTCCATTCTGAAACGCACGACGACACAGAAATGTTCATCCACAGCGTGAGGGAAGCGTTTAGAGCGTTTATGTCGCAAGTCCAAACTATTTACGCAAAGCGTTTTCGCGACATCGCTGCGGCACGAGTATTTGGCAGTGACACCTATAATCCAGACCCGCGAATTGTTACGGGTTCGGGTCGTAAGTGGAATTTTACCGACTACGCGTTCTTGACCGCACGTCAAATGTTGGTCGATTGGTACAACACATCAAAGTTGGATTACCTAACAGAAAATGGTTATACGGAATTTACTCTATACACCTTGAATCCGGAATTGATGAATGAGGTCTATAAGGTAGAAGATTACCCGTCAATCGCGGAAAAACTGTTTCATCCTCGTACTACCAAACTAATTGGAGGTCCAAATGTTTCGACCTAATCAGTATTGCGAGGTAGCTTCACTTGGGTCTGCCGACGTATATGGCAAACGCAAATACGGCCCTTGGCGACGCGTGCCATTTGCCCAAGTTAAATTGGTTGAAAGCGCGTCAAAAACATCCGTCCGCACGGACTCATCAGCAACGCGGGGCTCGGCAAATGAAATTCTGGCAGATACGAGGTTTTTGTTTTTGCCAAATGTCGTCTTGAAACCTGGTGATATCGTGCGCGCCCACGGTCAGACCTTTACCGTTGTGAGCGTTTTCCCGCGAGTGTCAGTAACAGGCGTGCACGATCACTGGCAGGTTGACTGCAATATCTACTGGGGTTGATTTATGGGCATGCAAATCACGAACCTGTCAGAAGTGGAGCATATGTTTCGACTGGTTGATAAGGAGGTCAACGAGGAAACGCGTCGGGTATTCAAAGAATACGTAACCAAGATTCATAAGACGGCTCGTGAATTTGCTCCCGTGGACGAATATCGCCTTGAACGAGCAATTAAGGTCGAACCAATGAGGTCGAACCAATACTCGATGAAGGCGATCATTTCAGTGGGCGGAGTTATCGACGGACGATTGGTGGATGAATATGCTACCATCGTCCATGAGTATCAATGGCACAAGCGCGGACCAAAGACGCGGGCTAAGTCCAACAGGGCTGGTCCAAGGTACATGACCCGAGCCGTCAAAGAGCACGAAAAGGATATGATTCGGGAACTAGGCGCTGCGATGAGTAAAGGCATCAGTAGGGCCGTTAGTCGTTCTGGGGTCAACAGGAAAAAGCGCAGGAGGTCACGATGAAGTTGGAAGCCGTAGTTGAACTATTGGAGAATGCAGGTATTGCCAAGCGTGGTGTTGACCTGTATATTTACAGCATGCCGGAAAGTGTCACTTCTGGCGTACTGGCTTTGGATGATTCAGACTCTCCAACGGAGCGTGACGAGTACATTCCCAAGCTGAAGCGTTCAGATTTTCGAGTGATTGTGCGTGGCAATGATTACATGGAAGCAATGACTCTCGCCAACATGGTTGCAAACGAACTGGACAAATACGAAGTAACCACGTCAAATGGGCTGAAATTCCTTCGAATTAAGCCGACATATGATCCAATCGCTTACCCCATCTCAAATGGTGATGTGATTGAGGTAAGTGTTAATCTTTGGGCAGCGTATATTGAACCTTAATAGAGGAGTTTTGAAAGATGCCTATTACTAGCAATCAGACGACCAACGTCAAGCTAGGTGTGTGTCAGGTGTTCTTGGGCGGTCAGGACCTTGGTTTTACCAAGGGTGGCGTTGAAGTTCAGGTTGAGACCGAATCGCACGTCGTGACGGTTGATCAGCTGGGCTCGACCCCGATTTCCGAGTACATTACGGGCCGCTCTTGTGTCGTCCGTGTTCCACTGGCAGAAACCACGCTTGATCACCTACAGGCGATCATGCCTGATTCAACCCTGACCGGTACTGGTGCTACGCGTTACGCGACCGTCAATTCGGGCGTGGGTACCGAGCTTCGTGGCATCGCGGCTGTTCTGCGTCTGCACCCGAAGTCGAAGCTGTTGACCGACAAGACCGAGGACTTCGTTGTGCCGCTCGCGGCCACCACTGGCGCCCTGACCTTCAGCTACAAGCTGGATGAAGAGCGAGTTTACAACGTCGAGTTCAAGGCGTACGCGGACAACAACGGCAAGCTGTTCTACGTGGGTCCGGTTGGTATTAACGACACGACCGGTGTGATCACCCCGTAATTAACCCGCCAAAGCCCCTGGTAACCCCAGGGGCTAGGCAAATGGAGAATAACAACCATGAAATTGTTGAATCTTGATGACATCGCCCTAGACAGTGAGCGTAAGGTAACCTTCCAAGGTAACACATACGTGGTTAAGGATTTTGATGTTGAGGAATTTATTAAATTCCAGAAACTTTTTACCGAATTCCGTAAGATTTTCAATTCGTCCAACCCTGACGATTTGGACCAGATCGTAGCGGTAGTCCAGAAGATCGCAGCCGTCGGCGTGCCGGATATTGATCCCGATCTTATTGGTCGTATGAATCCAATGCAGATGATGGCTTTCGTTTCACTGATTGCCAATCTGCTTCCCGAACCTGATGCGGAAACGAAGCAGGTAATTGAGGAAAAAAAAGAGTAAGTGAACAGTCTGGAGGGGTGACCGCGATTGATTTCCCTTACATGATCATTGAGGTGATGCACTTCTACAAATGGTCATGGGAACAAATCATGCACACCCCTCTTCGGCTGTTCTGGACTCTTATGAAACAGATGCACCGAATTAAAGCTGGTGAAAACCTGCGGTGGTATTCGATTCTGGCGATGTCGCAACACGGTTCCGAGGATGATCGTCGCAACTTTATTGCCAGCCAGACTACAAACATCGGTGTCACCCACGTATCCGAGGATCGTGACGAAGAGGGAATTGCCAAACTCAAAAATATGTAAGGAGGTAAAAGGTGGCGACCAGCGTAGCCAAGATTCAAGCCGAGCTAGACCTAGACTCGGGTAAGTTCACCGGGACTGTTACGTCTGCTGCTGGTGTCCTGCGAAATTTTAACTCCAACATTAACAACACCGATCGCACCTTGAAGAACCTAGAGCGCCGCATCACTGGTGTCGGCGCTTCTTTGCGTGACACGATGGTGATTCTCGGTCAGTTCCGAGGTGCAATGCACACCCTTTGGGCCATGACTGGTCAGTGGGTTGGTGCAATCATTGATGCCAACGCCAAGCTGGAGCGTATGCAGGTCCTCATGAAGGGCTTGTCTCGTTCGACCACTGAAGTGGGTAAGTTGGCTGAATCTTTCCGCGATATGAATTACGTCTTGGATAAGTCCAAGAACGCTCCGTTTTCTATCGACCAAATTTCTAACGCCTTCGTTAAGCTGAAGGCTTCTGGTATCGACCCTGCTCGCGGTTCGTTGCAGTCCTTGATGGACGCGACGGCAGCGTTTGGTGGCGATGACCAGTCCTTTGCGCGCGCGACGCTGGCGATCCAGCAGATGGCGGGTAAGGGCGTAATCTCAATGGAAGAATTGCGTCAGCAGTTGGGTGAAGCAATGCCCAACGCGATGCAGATGATGGCTGCTGCGACCAGTATGTCGATGGGCGAGTTGGTCAAAATCATCAGTCAAGGTCGTCTGGAAGCCAACTCGGCATTGTCCAAGCTGTTCCTTGAAATGAAGTACCAGTATGAAGGCTCTGCGGAAAACATGATGCAGACCTGGACGGGTATGATCCAGAAGCTAAAAACCGAGTGGATGCTGTTCGCGAAGGCAATCGGCGACGGTGGTCTGTTTGAAGAAGCCAAGTCCGCTTTGGGCGACTTGATCAAGTACATGGGTAGCGAGGATGGTCGTAAGCTCGCCCGCGATCTTGGCGGCGCGCTGAAAGAAGCGGGCCGTATGGCTGTGGATCTCGTAAACTTCCTAATCAAAAACCGCGAGGAAATTGTCTCGTGGGGCAAGCTGCTGGCCCAAATCTTCGTAGCGACGTATGTCACCAAGTTTGCTGGGTCTTTGGTTTCTGCGGGCGTCAACGTGGTTAACTTCACGCGTTCGATCGGGGCGCTGTCTACGGCTATCGCGGGTGCCCGTGCGGGTACGGTCGCTTGGTCTACTGTGCTTGCTGGCGCGGCTGGGCCCGTTGGCATCGCGATCACGGCGATTACCGCTTTGATCTTCAAGCTGTGGGATAACTATCGGGCGTCATTGGCTGCAGCCGAGGGTATGCAGCGATACTACAACGCCACAGCACAAGGCAAAGCGGTTTCGGCGCAAGAGCATTCCGACATGGAAAAGCGTCTGGACTACCTGCGTCGAGTCAAAGAGGCTACGGACGAGTTCAACAACACCAAGTCGAGGAATTCGACCTATGGTCGTGAGCGCCTGAATAACAAGATGGGCGACCTTTTGATCGAAGGTCGCGAGTATGGTTTTGTGACGGATGCTGGTAATAGTTTGGCTGACAAGTTCTCGACTCTGAACGACAAGGTTTCGTTCCTGTCAGAAATGTATCAGGCGAATATTACGACCGCCGTACAGAATATCTCCAAGCAAGCCCAGTTGCAGAACGAGCGAGCAGCAGAACAAACGGTTGCCAAGTTTGGAGATCGACTGCGAGATATCGTCCAAGAAAACTCCCCCGAAATCCGTAACCAGCTGAACGTCTTGTCGGAGCAGTTGCGTAATGGAGAAATCAACGCGGACCAGCATCGCGAGAAGCGCAACGCCTTGATCAATACCCGTTTGGATGATCAAATCAGCCGATTGCAACAGGCTCGAAACAGTTTGGCTACGCGCTTGGCAGGAATGTCCAAGGATGAAGCGGGCTATCAGGCTGTTGCGGCGATGATGGGTGAAACCAACAAGCAGCTGGAACTGGTGTACGCCGAGCGTGCAACCATTGAAAGCGATGTCAAGTTGCTGCCTAAAATGGGCGAGGGTGACAAGAAGCAAGGTAACCCTCTGAAGGATTACTACGAGTCTGTGGTGGGTAAGGTTGCTCAATTGCGTGGTCAATTGGAAGACGTGAACCCGACTTTGGAGCGATTCAACGCACAGCTTGCGGCTGGTAAGTACGGCGCAAGCCCTAATCAGGGTATGGTTGGTCAAATCCGCGCTGTTTTGAAGGAGATGGATGAGCTAAGCAAGAAGGTTAAGGAAGATCGCGCGACCGAACGTCTGAAGCAGGACTTGGAAGAACTCGACGCCAAGACCAGCGCGGATGTTGTCTCGGCTCGTATGAAGGCTTCGGGTGATCTTTATTCGCAGGTTGCCGGTGGTATGGTCGGTTTCAATCGTCAGGTTGCGGTCATGCGTGCTGGTCTGGATAAGACCAATATGTCGCTGGAAGAGTTCGATGCCAAGGTTTCTTCAATCAAGGAGATGATGTCTTCGATTGAGGTGATCAATCTGACCGAGTACGTCCGTAATCGTGAGTGGGATGCTTACCTTGATTCGCTGCCAAAACGCGCTCGTGACTTGGAAGAGTTCAATCGCGCTATGGAAGAAAACGCGATTCTGCGTCGGAACATGCATGCGAACGATCCAGATGGTAAGAATTCCAAGGCTATTGATGACCTAGCAGATCGTCTGGACGAAACGACGCGTCGAGAATACGCCAATGCGACCAAGCCAGCGTTCGTGAAGTTGTTGGAAGATTGGCAGGATGTTACGACCAGCATTGATGAAATGTGGGCAAACTCAATGGAGAACATCACAGACTCCATTGCGGATGGTGTTGTCGAGGGTAAAATTTCCTTCAAATCGCTGGCAGACTACATGCTGAAGGAAATCACCCGCATCTTGGTCTCGAAGGCCGTAGCCAAGCTGGTTGAGTTCGTAATTGGCATTATGGGCGGTGGCACCTCGTTTAACCCAAATAGCGGTGGCAGCACCATTACGACCAACTCGACCACGGGTATTAACTCGGGCATCGTGGCTTCAGCTAAGGGTAACGCTTTCAGCAATGGTCAATTGATTCAGCCATTTGCCAAGGGCGGGGCGTTCACCAATCAGATCGTCGGTGAAACCACCATTGCACCGATGGCGATGTTTGGTGAGGCTGGCGACGAAGCGATCATGCCACTGTCTCGGGATGGTTCGGGTCGATTGGGCGTGACAGTACATGGCGAAGGCCAAGGTGGTGGCACTCAGATCATTAACGACCTAGATATTCAGATCGTGATTCAGGATGGTCAGGGTTCGTCCAAGACCAATGTCCGTCAAGCGGATCAGATGAGCAAGGAGCTGGCTAACTTGGTTGACGGTCGTATTCGTGGATTGTTGGTCGAAGAGTCACGACCGGGTGGCATTATTTGGAGGCAGAAGAACAATGGCCGTTGAGACATTTAATTACCAGCGTCAAGCTGGTGCACAAGGTAAGATCACGTATCGCGTGGTCAACACGCAGTTCGGCGATGGCTATTCCGAATCCATTGCCGACGGCATTAACAACAAGGTACAGGAATGGCCGCTCTCCTTTGAGGGCGGCATCAATGACGTGAAGCCAGTATTGGATTTCTTTGACCGTCATGCGGGTTCAAAGTCGTTCTATTGGACACCCCCAGCGGGTTCAGATCCTTTGCTATTCAGGGTTTCCGAGGTAAACTTTACGTCTATGGGCGGTGGTGTATACCGCGTTTCTGCCAATTTCAAACAGGTGTTTAGTCTATGACGATTCAGGAAGACGTCCAAAAGCTGGAGCCGGGTGCACTGGTGGAGCTTTTTGTGCTGGATGCTACAGATCAGACTGGCGAAGTTCTGCGCTTTCACCAAGATACGAATTTCGGTTCTATCTGGTGGCAGGGTGTGGAATACTTCCCTTGGCCTATCAAGGTCGAGGGCTTCGCTAAGACGACCGACAAGCCTCCGACCCCATCGCTGACCATTGGTAATATCGATGGCTCAATCAGCGCCCTATGTCGGGTGCTGGATGACCTTGCCGGTGTGAAAATCATCCGTAAGCGGACTTTCGCTAGGTATATCGATGCGCGTAACTTTCCTGGACCGAACCTAGTACCAAACGCCAGCTTTACTTCTGGGACAACCGGATTCACGTTTTCTGGGGGCACCGGTATTGTTGAGGGTGACGGCCTTCGTATCACACGAACCACGGCGAATATTGGCGTCGGTCGAAATATCACGGGTCTTACCGTTGGTAAGAAGTACGTGGTGAATCTAGACATCGCGGATAACTCCGTTCCGGTTTCTAACATGGCTTTCATTCGTGTTGGTAGTTCCATTTCCAATTCTGGGGTGAAGTCAGAACCAATCCCGCAATTTAAGGTTGGTCGTGTGCAGGCTGAATTTACCGCGACGGCGACCAATCATTGGGTGTCGGTGTGGGTCAATAGTCCCAACGCTCGACTGGTTCTGCGTCGATTCGCCGTGCAAGAGTTTGGTGTGAACCCAGAAGCCGATCCCAATCAGCAGTTCGCGGACGAGCTTTGGTATGTCGAGCGAAAGGTGACAGAGAATAAGGAGCTTGTTGAGTTCGAACTGGCATCACCCCTAGACTTGAATGGTGTTCAACTGCCCTGTCGTCAGATTGTGGCGAACTATTGCAGTTGGATGTCACTAGGTGGATACCGCGGTGCGAATTGCGGCTACACTGGGCCCCCGGTAGCAGACGCGAACGATGTACCAACCGATGATCCAACTCGCG